CTTTTCTCATGGAATTGCCATGTAAGAGTACAAGGTACTAGCGAATATCTTAGAGGAGGTATTAAACTAAAAAGAACCATAGGAACGGGTGATACTATTATATGGAATACGGCAGGAACAGTCGAAACTATACAGGTTAGAAATGCAACCAATGAACACGACACAACAGCGGTAGTGCAAAAGTTAGATACCCCCGGAACTACAGACCCTGTTACATACACTATAATGCACCAAAAGCAGTCGGGGGATAACTTCTATTTATTTGAAAGCACCTTTGGTGGCAATATAGTTTTACAAGAAATAGCGGGGTAATCAGACATGGCATTAACTACATTAAATAACCAATCTATTTCCGATCTAACAGACTTTAATCTGAGTTCAAACGATATGCCTAGTGGTAGTGTTATACAAGTTGTAACGAATACTGTTAGTGGAGTTGTTGTGCAAAACAGCACAAATTGGGTGGACATGATTTCAGTATCCATTACTCCTAAGTTTGCTAATAGTAAAATATATATCGTAGTCTTTATAGGCGGCGTTTATATGAATTTAGGTAGTAACGTAAACCAAAGTAATTGGCGTATTTCCAAAAATGGTGGATCGATTGCCGCCGAACACAACACACATTTCCATACTGAAGAGGGACGAAACCTAACAAGTCCGGGTACAAGAACACACCCTAGTATGGGAGTTATGGATGATGCAGTAGATACTGCTTCACGGACGTATTCAGCGCAGTCTGAAAGACACGTTGGAACTGGGGGCCTTCAAATGAATGATACCGCTGGGACAAGTACCATTACCGTTATGGAAATAGCTGGCTAATTATTAACAACTGGTAATCTTATAGGAGAAACAAAGATGGCATCAGTAGCACAAGCCCTAACAGAGTTAGGCATTACAGAATGGGTTCTCCGCGGAGAGCCTACAACCGAAGCAGAATTTGCAACTATGTTTGCGAAGGTCACAGGAGAGGATGCCAATGGTTCAGCCATTGAAAGTTCAAACCCTGATGATTGGGGTACAACATGGTCTGCCGTATCTGCGAAACAGACAGAGCTAACAGCCGCCGAGCCAATGGCAGAGGTACGGGCTGAACGTGATCGTTTGATTGCTGAAACAGATTGGTGGGCGTCTTCTGACCTTACTATGTCTGATGAGCAAACTGCATATCGTCAGGCTTTACGGGACGTTCCAGCGTCTGCAACAAGCATGGACGATGCAGTGTGGCCCACTAAGCCCTAAATATAAATAATAATACACTCAGGGGGGGCTGAATGGAACAAAAGGTAATGCAAGCGGCTATGGGCATTCTTATTGCCCTCATGGCTTGGAACTTCAAAACGCTAAACGATATGCAATTGCGTATGGAAACTGTCATGTACAAGTACGCAAATCTAGAAGATATCAATGATATAAAAATATCAATTAAGGAACTTCAGTGGCGGCTAGGTGAAGACGCAATGATGAAGTAACAAATGATACACTCAGGGAGGCGGTTGAGTGGAGGTTTTAACGGCTATCGCGGCCGCTACAACCGCGTATAAAGGGGTAGTTAGACTCGTAAACGCGGGCCGTGAATTAGAAGATGTAGCAGGGCAATTAGGTAAATGGTATACGGCGGCTAGTGATATAGCTAACGCCAATGAACAGGCTAAAAACCCACCTTTATACAAGAAATTATTGTACAGAGGTAGTGTAGAAGAAGAAGCTCTTAACGCAACAATTGCAAAACAAAAGTTAGCAGAACAAGAAAAAGAGCTCCGTACCATGATTATGTATAGATATGGTACACCAGTGTATCAAGAAATGATACAATTACGCCGTGATATAAGAAAGAAAAGAGAGAAGGAAGTATATAAGCGTCAGAGGTTTTGGCAAAATATATGGGAAGGGTTGGCAATAGCTGTATTAGTAGGCCTTTGTATAGGCGCATTAGTAGGGCTTACATACCTAATAAGTAACCATAGAGCTTGAGTAAATGTCACAACTGGTATATAATAATAGCACTAGCAATGTAGTAAGAAAACTATTATAAGTGACTTACTATTATGAAAAAAATCTCAAATGGGCCAGTGCTCGACGGTTTATATCTTTTCGCACAATCTGAACATCATCGATGGTATTCGGTAGCAGAATTCTACCAGTATTTTATCTACCCTCTGATGTACAACAAAATTAGGTTTTTCTATGACGAAGAAGATCCCACCAAAGTAATTGGAATATTTACTTGGGTGTTTCTTTCAAAAGAGAAAGCTGAAGCATTCCTAGATGATCGTTATGTAATTCAAGAAGGTGATTACAAAGCGGAAGAAGGGGATGAAATATGGGGTTTAGAATTTATAGCTCCATATGGTCACGCCAAGAAAATGGTAGCTGATCTAAAAAAAGAGTACGTCGATCTATATGGCAAACCACGTCCTATATATTGGCGGAGATTAAACAAACCTTCAATTAAACGAAGAGGTAAATTATATGGGTGGTAGTTCTCCAGCACCGGCTCCTCCTCCACCACCACCAGATTACAGCTCACAGTTTGCTGGTTTGCGTAGTGGTCAGGACACGATTCGGACAGACATAAGAGGCGTTACAGATGGCTTTGATGATCAAGCGCGTGATCTTTCGCGTGAAATCAACACAGGCTTTGATAACGTTGATGATAGCTTTCGCGACGTAAACACAGGCATTACAGGCATTCAAGGATCGGTAAACGATGGCTTTGCTAATGTGGGTACTCAAATTGGTGATTTAGGCACTTCCGTAGGTAACACTATGGCGGGCTACGGTGATCAAATGACTACTGGGTTTGCTAATGTAAACGAAGGTATGAATACAGGTTTTGGCAATCTAAGCGGTCAAGTAGACACACGCTTTAGTGAGCTAGGAACTGGTCTTGATACAGCGTTTGCAGATCAAAATCAAACAATAAACACAGGTTTCACAGGTCTTTCAGATCAGGTATACGCAGGGGATACTGCTATACTAGAAGGTCAGAGCGAAGGCTTTAGTGGAGTTAACGAGAATGTAACTAATGTAGGTGCAAGTCTCGGTAACCAGCTTACAGAAACTTCTGACAATGTTATGACAGGACAAGCTAATATTGCTGATCTTGTTAAGCAATACGGCGGTAACTTAGATACTTACTACGCCGCTCTTGCACAAGGACAATCTGAAGGCGCGGCTCGTCAAGCGGCTATGCAAACAGGACTTGATCAATTCCGTAATGATTTTGATAAGAGTTCTACTATTGCTAACCAGCAACGTGGTCGTATTCAAGACGCAGTTGTCGGCGGTAACAGAGATCTGTCAGAAAGCATTGCGGCAAGTTCAGATGCAAATCAACAAGGGCTTTCAAATGTCCGTGCTGACGTATCTGGTGTTCAATCTGAAGTACAAAACAATGCGGCGGCGACTACTAAAGATTTCGCTAACGTAGCTCGTTCTATTACTTCAGGGTTTAACGATGGTACTCAGCAAACGCAGAATATGCGTACTGAGTTTGTTGACCGTCTAGATACGGCTCGTCAGGTTCTATCTGATCAGTCTCTAGATATTGATGCAAACGTTCGCTCTAACTTTAAAACGCTAGTCGATTCATTTGATGAGACAGGAAGGCTGATTACAAATAGTACAACGAATAATGGCACCCAAGTCGCTCGTGCTATTGATCAGCAAGGAAACTTACTTCTCGCCGCGTTTAACCAAGCGGGACAGCGAGTTGATGATGCTTCCGTCAATATTAATGAAATGATGGCAGAGATGGACAAGTTTGGATATGTCGCTGGATCTAATGCAATGATGGGACAGACCACAGGTGGTCAGGCTCAAGTGTATTCTGGTCTTGCTTCTCCTTACTCGTCTACTCGCTAATAGATAAGTGAGCACCAAAGACACTATGGATGGACATCGATTATCAAGAATTGAGGATAAACTCGACAAATTGGCGGAAGCTGTAGTGTCTTTGGCACGAATGGAAGAAAGAATGGTGACGATCTTCAATAGAATGGGGAAAAATGAAGAGCGTCAAGATGGGTTGGAAAGAAGGATTGATGAAGTTGAAGACAGCATCATCAGCAATGGAGTTACTCTTCGGGTTGCCGAAAGAGTATTTTGGGTGGTTCTTTCCGCCGCAATTAGTACAGGATTTTGGTATTTAAGATGATCCCCACAATAGTATCAGAGAGCGGGATAGACCTCGTTCGTAAATTTGAAGGCTTACACAAAGTCACTGAAGAAGGTGATGTAAGAGCATATCGCTGTCCGGCTGGAAAGTGGACGATTGGATATGGACATTGCAAAGGTGTTAAGTCAGGCATGAGAGCGTCTGTAGGGGAATGTGAAAAATTCCTTATTGCAGATTTGAATGACGCTGGTAATGCGGTAAGGAGCTCAGTTAACGTTCCTTTAAGCCAACACCAATACGATGCACTCGTATCCTTTGTATTTAATTTAGGTGCGGGAAACTTCAGGTCTTCCACGCTACTTAAAAAACTAAATAAGGGCCTCTACCAAGAGATCCCTGCACAACTTATCAGATGGGATAAAGCCCGTGTTGATGGTAAGCTAGTTGCACTTAGAGGATTAACTAGACGCCGTACTGCCGAAGCGGCTCTATGGGCAATGGACGCCCCACTATCCTCACAAGAAGGTGGCGATTTGATGCCACAAAAGCCCGTACAAACTGCACAGAAACCTCTCGCTAAGTCAAAGACTATGGCAGGTGCTGGAGCGGCGGGTATTGGTACAGTAGGATCTGTTCTAGGTGACGCGGCAACTAACCTTGAATCGTTAATTATGTACTCAGATTCTATTAAAATGGTCTTTCTTGGACTTACTGTAGCGGGCATTGCCCTCGTTACTTATTCGCGAATTACTGATCACAAAGAGGGTGAGCGATAATGCTTCCATTTGTAGGCATCTGGGGTAAAGTTAAGATAGTATTAGCAGGTTTATTAGCCATGCTTTTGCCTATCCTATACATACTTGGACGCCGTGACGGTTCTAAACTTGAGCAACGTGAGGCTTTGAAAGAAGCCGTTGAAACAGAGCACGAGAGAGCGGATTTTTATAAGGCAATGGAGCAAGAAAGTAATGAAATTGAAAGTGACGCTCCTCGTAATCGCAATGACTTATCTAAGCGGTTGCGCGAGCACGGTTTATAAGACAGAGTTAGAAATTTATTGTCCTAATATTGTTAAATACAATCAAGATTTTAACAATAAACTAGCGGACGAAATAGAAAGCTTACCTGATACCAACGGCAATCTCGCCATTGTTGACGCCCTTTCTGATTACGCCTCTTTAAGAGACAAAATTCGAGCGTGTCAAAAGGAAAGAGATAAAGAATAATGGCAATTGACCCAACAACATCAGAAGGCCTAGTAGGCAATCCAGCCGCCGCTGGCGGTGGTTCAGATCAACTGACAGGAAACATAGCGGCAGGTACCTTTGTAGGTACGGGCTCTTCTGTTGCGTCAAATGCAGACTATGTTGGCGGAGTAAACGTCGCCAATACCTCAGCTAACATCCTAAAAGATCCTAAAGGCTTCTTAGGTACTGAGGGAACCCTTTCAGATAACATCACTACCATAGATGGAAGTAATCCAGACAACGTACTAAGTAATAATGATTACAGTATGGATGTGGATGGCTTACAAGGTTCGGCGGTTAACGCTTCAACTGCACAGGCTTCAGGAGTTACTAAACCTAATCAAGTAGCTACTTATAATGCGGCTACAACAGGTTCACAGGTAGACACTCTCAACAAAACAACAGACGCCGCTACTGCCGTATTTGGCAGTCAATCTAAGGTAGATGTTGAAAAGTTGGATATGGATGGCCTAGCCACTGGCACAAACGCAGATGGTTCCACAAATGAAGTAGGCAAGGCGTTTAATGCCGTAAATACCCAGAACCTTTCTACAATAATTGATACTACTACAGTTAGTGGTAAACTATTGGCTCAAAATCTTGGTGAAGGTAATTACACTGACGCCAAGACACAGATTACATTCTGGATGGACACGCTGTCTAAGGACTTCGTAGATCCAGTAACAGGGCAAGCAAAGATACCTACATGGGCGGCAGGAGCCCTAAAAGGTGTAAATAGAATGATCGCCTTCAAAGGTATGACAGGTACGGCCGCTATCTCAGCGGTTGCGGCGGCTACTATGGAATCAATTATTCCAATTGCCTCTGAGGAATCTAAGTTCTTTCAAACAATGACCGTTAAGAATTTGGATGCTCAAAATACACAAGCACTCAATACAGCTAATATCTTATCGAAGATGAACATCGCAGATCTGGATTCTCGCATGACTGAATCAATCACGAATGCAAAGAATTTTATTGCTTACGATATGACCAACCTCTCTAACGAACAGCAAATAAATGTTGTTGAATTCCAAGCAAAACAGCAATCAATTATGGAAGACGCGAAGCAAGAAAACGTTGCGCGTCAATTTGGTGCTGGAGAAACAAATACAATGGACAAGTTCTACGATGAGCTTGGTTCTCGTATTGGTATGTTCAATACAGAAGCCCGTAATAGCATGGAGAAATTTAACACTGGCGAAACAAACGCCATGTCTAAATTCAACCTTACATTAGAAAACCAACGGGAAATGTTTTATACTCAATTTCAAAAAGATGTTGATGAGAGCGTAGTAAAATGGCGTCAAAGTGTAGAGCTTACAAATAACGCTACTTTAAACAACGCGGCCGCTACGGATGTTAAGAACATTGTTGGATTAACAACTGAACAACTTAATCAGATGTGGGATCGTACTGATGCCCTTCTGGATTACTCATTCAAAGAGAGTGAGAACCAGAAAAACAGACGTACTCAGGTACAAGTTGCTAAGATGAACTATGACGCTCAGATTGAGAAATCAAGAGATAGATCTAGCCCATTCGCTAAAATTGCAGGTGCGGTAGTTGGTGGTGTTGTAGGTAGTGCGACAGGGCCAATTGGAGCTAAAATAGGCTCTTCCATCGCAGAGAGTATGTTTAGCTAGGAGCTAATAAATGAAATTTGAAGAAGCAGTAAGAAAATCAATAAAAGCTTATTTTGAAGGCAAAGATGCTGAGAACTTTCTCGCGGAGAACGGGGCTACTAAATACACCCGTGAATACTTCGACGAAGTTGAGGAAGAGTTTGTAGGTAAAGACGCTAAGAAAAAGCAAAGTAAAGATGGTGAAGAGGAGGAGCTACTAGATGGCGATGACTAAAATGAAAACTCCTACACCGCAAGGCCCTATCGCTGGCGAAAATTATACAAGCGATTGGCGGAATTACCCGTGGCACAGGCCACCAGATATTACGAATGTAGATGAGGCAATTGAATTTGTAGCCAATCACATTTCTGAATCTGATGAAGGCTATCAGTATATGTCCTACCTTAACGTAGGTGTATCTGTTGCGGGTGTTACCGACATGATCCTTACATTGGGTATTGCCGATGGTAAGTGGTCAATTGATTTTGCAATACTCATAGCTGGCCCTGTGGCTCGCTTAGTCACAATTATGGCTAAGAGTTACGAAATTGAATACACAATGGGTATTGATACTACGGCTGACTTTATGCCTTCAGAACGTCTAAAAATAGAGTTTGATATGGTAGAGGCCGACAGTGAGGCCATGAAGCAAGATATGCAAGAAGTGGCGGATACCGCTGAAGAAGAATTGGGTGAGGAAGATGAAGGCGGGCTAATGTCACCCGCGCTAAAAGACGAACAGAATGCCATGTTGGGGTACAGCGGCGATGATGAAGAACCTGATATGGAAGAGGAACAGATATAATGAGTGGATTTGCAGATAGTTTCGTTTCTTCATTTACCAGTGCTCATAGGCAATCTGCCAAAGATTACACAGACGCGGTAGATGCTAAAGCGAAAGCTGACCTAAAAGCTGAACAAGATAAGATTAAAGCATCTTTAGGTAGATTTACTACCAACAGAGATAATTGGCTTGAGCAAGAGAAAAAAGATCAAGAATATCGCCGTATAGCTATGAACACTGTAGGCACTTACGGTGGCAAGGTTCCTGATGATGCGTGGACAACCATCTATAGTGAGCTTTGGAATGGTCGTACTATCGAAAATATTCGTGAAGATATTGATAAAAAAGGTTTCGTTGTAATTGAGAATACCGAAGAAAATAACACAGGTACAGCGGTAGACCAAACAGAAGCGTTGATTAATGGGGCCACAGTCGCGCTAGATGGAACAGATAGTAAATCAGATGTATCTGTAAGTGATAGCTTATGGGCTCGACAAATCAATCAAGAAAGTCGGGGTAATCAAACTGATGCCGATGGTAATACTCTTGAGTCACCTAAAGGTGCGCTGGGCATTTCACAATCACTAGCAACAACAGCCGCAGATCCCGGGTTTGGTGCTAAGAGTATCTTTGAGTTGGCTGATGAGGCGGGTATTGCATACAATACTAAAGACGAGACTGCCGCTCGTAATCTATTAGCTGATAAAGATCTTAATGAGGCATTCGGTAAAGGTTACATGAATGCAATGCTAGAACGTTATGATGGTAATGAAGAAAAAGCATTGATTGCCTATAACTTCGGCCCTGATAACGCCGATAAGTATAATGGCGATAGAAGTACCCTACCTAAAGAAACACAGGGGTACTTACAGAACATTCTAGGATCTTCTGATAGTGTTGGTGGTGTTGTTAATAACTCAGCTAATGAAAACCAAGACAACTGGGCTATCTTTGCAGAGGATAAAGAAAATGTAATGAAGGCTCTCGGCATTTCAGGAGAGATGTACGACAGAACAATGAAAGGCTTTATGCCTGAATTCCCTGCACTTAAATACGCATGGGGTGTTGAGCCTGAAGATGAAAAAGACATTCCAGATTGGAAAGTTACAGAAAAGATCCGTAAGGATAATTATATACCTTTTGCGGCGGCGGCTAGAGAAGCTGGAGATGAAGCTCGTGCAATATTTATTGAAACTGTAGGCGGTAAATTAGTTGATCCATCTAAACCACCTAAATATCTAGATCCCATTAACTTTACTAAAACAAACGCTGAAGGTTACTTACTTGCGGCCGAACACGCTTTGGAAAATGCTACTACGGAAGACGCTAAAACAGAAGCTCAAACAGGTATTACACTAGTTACAGAGTACCTTGAAAGAACGGCCGATCCTGATGAAGAGGTTTGGTATATGCAAGGTGAGTTAACAGAGTCAAACGTTGCTGGCCGTATCCGAAAAGCTACTGCTAAAGGTGATATGAAAGCTCTGGCTTACTTCAATGCATTTGTAAAAGAAAATACAAAAATTGTTCCTGATAATGTGACTAATGCTTATGTAGCTAGTAGATACGCAGAAATGGCTTTAAAGGCCGCTGGCCCTGATGCAACTGAGGATGATAAGTCTGCATTCAACAACTTTAAAACAACAGATCTTCCTATTCTTATTACCGCGCTACGACTAAATACAAAAGAAGGTGATAAGCCCTCTACTCTAGTAGCCGCGTATGATGCTCTAGCCAAAGCAAAAGAAACCCCTGAGAATACGGATGCGATTAAAGAGGCTGAAGCTCGTATCAGGGATCTTCTTAATATTCAGGCCACTAAAGAGCTTAATCAAAACAGTGGTAAACAAATACAACTTATTAAAAGAGAAAAAGCTGAAGATGGTTCCTATACAGGAATGTTCACCCAAACATCTGGGTATGTCAAAGCTGACCCTGCAAATCCGGGATCTTCTATATTTGTAGATGGCGATGGCAATACTCTTGCTGATTATGAAGAATTAAGTTTGGATGTCGATAAACAGGCTCGACAAGTTGTATCTTCTTTAAGTGTGGATATTAAAACTTATCAAGGAAATAGAAAACAAGCCCTTGGTGCAGTACGCCTATTCGGTGATATTGCTGACTTAGTAGAGCAAGACGAGCGGGTTCTAACAAGTGTGGCTGGCCTTACAATTAAAGTAGATAGTGCCCTTCGTAATGTTAGTGTAGGTCTTGGTCTTTTAGATGATCTATTCAAAAAGAAGAATGATCCTGAAGCTAAACTGACATTGAATGAAGTACAAATGGAACTTCGTGATCAAGGAATTCTTGAGCAAGGTCAGACAATACAGGATCTAGCAAATACAGACGTTAGCACTATTCAACTAACAGATAACGCAAAGGGCCTAGCCCAGCGCAAAGCTATCTTTGAAGCTAAGATGATCCTAATGACATTCCGCGCTGGTGGCCTAGAAGGTCAATCAGGACAGGCGATGTCTAATAAAGACTTTGATCGTTTACGCCAAATGCTTACAGCGGGTGGTGGTAAAGAAGCCTTCCTTAAAGCTACTCAAAGTTATGTTAATGACCGTGTTACAGCGGTTACAGACGAATGGGGTAACCTTGCAGAAGACCCTGATATGCGTAGCTTCCAAAGCCGACACAATTATAACCCACTTAATAATGAGCCAGCGGCTAAAAACATCACTACTTTGATGAATGACGCTAACGCAGATCCACGGATGAAAGCGGGTGTAGATTACCTATCTAGAGAATACACCTTGGTGAACACACCAGAAGTTAAAGCTGAGGGTGCAGGTGATGGCCCTGATTTAAGTCTAAGTGGGCTAACTGCATCTTATATGGCAGGTGAAGAAATTATCATAACCGAAGAGTTCTATGAACGTTACAAAGAAAGCCTAGATAGTTTGGGCTTTGGTGTAGGACAAAAAATCAAAAACAAAGGTTCTAAATAATGGCTGATGATAACCTCACACTAGACTTATCTGACGCTACTCTTGTTGAGACTGAAGATAATAATCAAGAAGAATTAGCTCTGGATCTATCAGGTGCGGAAAAAGTTGAAAACGAGCCAGTAGAAGAGAAGCTAACATCTGCTTTTGCTATTTTAGATAAAGCTCGTGATGCAGGTCTTGAAGGTTGGGAAAACTACGAGTTACCTGAGCCTGATATGACTATGTATGATGATATTGAACGTTCGGGTGTTTTTGGCGGTGATAGCTATGAAACGTCTATGAAGCGATATCAAATGTACGCCAACCATCCTTTATCAGAAACTACGATAGATGGTAGGGTTTCATACAAAGGTAAGGTAGTGCCCTTTCCTAAACAGGGGCTACCTCTCATTGGGGATCACAGTCCTGATATGAGTGAAATGATGTACGGCGGTGTCCGTAATATGGTTGGTAACGTAGCTGAATTAGCTGGTGCGGGCATAGATGCTGGCCGTAACTATATGCAAGAGAATGTTGGGCAAGCATTTATATTCAACAAAGATGGTGAATTTGATCCCGATTGGAAAAGCGCAGAAGAAATTGCTGAACTAACTGATGAAGAGTTTCAGGCCGCTTCTATCTTCGGAGCAAAAGATTTAGACCTAACAGGCAAAGCACAAGAGAACATAGCAAGTGTAAAACCGGGTGACAGCATAGGTAACGCGCTGTTGATGGAAGGTACATCAATGATGGTACCGGGTGTTCTTGCTATGAAGCTTATTAACTATACAGGTAAGGGATCTAAACTTGCTAAGTTTTTAGCTTTTGAAGCAGGTGCTGTAGCAGGTACTAGTTCAGAAGGTGGAAGCCTATTTATTGGTGAAAATGCCATGTTTAAGGGGGTACAAGATGTATTCCCATTACTTAAAGGCATTGAAGTTAGCCCTGAAGATCCAAAATATGCAAAGGTACTAGCTAACCGAGCCAACATCCTTATGGAAGCTATGGCCGTAGGTAAGACGCTTGAAAAAGGTATTAGTGGTATTTCTTGGGGTGTACGCTTCGGGTGGTCAATCACAGGTGCCCCATTAGCTACGATGGCTCGTCCAACAGCTAAAGAAGACGCCCTAGCTCGTGAGATCCTCGACAGGCTCACAGGAGTTACGGATGATCCTAAGAGTATGGAAGAAGCTCGTAAGGGAATTTTAAAGCTCGTAGAAGATAATAAAGAAGTATGGCAGGAATTGCCTGAAGGTTTAGCGGATGATATAAAGTACACCGCTGATACAATGACAGCTTTGGAACGTGCAATTGCAAATGAAGATTTTGCAGGGGCACAAGAGATTGTCATTCGAGCCCAGAACCTTAAAAAAGGCGTACTACAATCTGGTAACGCTCCTGAGACAACACTCAAACAGGCGATGCCTAGTAATGAATTTGAGCGTGTTACTCTACAAACAGAAGACGCTTTAGGTGGCAACACAGGTATTAATAACGCATCAGACGAGATTGCCGCGTCGGGTATGAATGAAGTAAACACGGCAAGTGCTAAAGTTTATAATCTAGAGAATGAAATAGTAAAAGTTGATGAAGCCCTAGCTCAAGTTATTGAGACAGGCGATGCTGGAATTATTTCCAAGGTTAATGATCTTGAGAACTCTCTCGGATTCCAGATTAACGCAGGGGCTAATCAATCAGCCGATGCTATCCGAAATAATCTTTCTGAAGCTAGTAAGATTATGGATACTGAGAAGAACCGCTTATTCGGCCTAGTTAAGGGTGGAGAAGTAGATGTCAATGATATGGTCAGCACACTACAAAGCCTACAGCCTAATCAGCTAGACATCGCGGCGTCAGCATTGCCCGGGGATAGTATGCTAGGTAAGCTTCTCAACCAAGTTAAGCTTGGTATGCGAGAAGTAGATGGCAAGATGGTCAAAGAAACTGAAGAGCAAATGCGTGAGCGTGTGGCTAAATGGGCGGATAAAAACGGCCTAGACTACGGCACACTATTTACAGATGTAAGAGTAAGCTTATCAGATTCAATTGGCCGTATGACTGCACAAAATGCTAGTGCGGCAGAAAAGGGTGCGGCACAAACTCTAATTAAATTCAAACAATGGATTGATGATGATGCTATCAAGTTTGTCGAAGAGACAGGCGATGACGCTACAGTTGAGGCCGCTCAAGACGCTCTAAATTACTTTAAGAATGATTGGGCTAAGTATTGGGATGATGGATCTGTACTAACAGATGTAGGTCGCTTACGACGTGAGACACTGGGTAGAGGCAAACAAGGGCCAATGTTCCTTGATGAATCTCGTAACTTAATCACGGACAGCTTCAGTAACAGAAATCGTGAAGTTGTAGGAAACATGGTAGATCTACTCAAACGCCCTGAAGCGGGCGAGAGTGCTACAGATGTTGTTGATTACATCATTGGCGACACACTGACTAAAATTTCTAATCGTGTAGATGATCCATCTAAATTAGCTAATCTGGATATTTCAGATATCCGTACAAGCCTACAGGATTACTCTGCAATTATTCGTAATAATTTCCCACAAGAGGCGGATCGCTTAGATGAATTCTTAGGTACGTTGCGTACTGCGAAGGGTGATAAAGCCGCTCTTGAAAGCCAGCTAAAGATTGCACAAGAAACTGCTAAAAAAGCTGAAGATAAAATATTTAAACGTGAGCTAGATGCTTTCTTTAAATCAGCGGGTGTGCCTAATGTTAACGGATTTGAATCATTTAAATCTCTGTTCAATAACCCCAATGCTTTACGGGTTAACGCTGATGGAACAACACAAGGCGTTCTAACAGATGTTATAACAAGAGCCCAAGCTACGGGTAATCCATTAGTTATGGATGGCATTCAATCCGCGTATTCTCGTTATATACGAGAGAACTTCCTATCAGCTACTCGTGAAGCTGGTGGTAACCGTATGGTTGGCCTAGCGGCTCTAAATAAATCTGAGAACAATATAAGTCAGATCTTACAATACGGCGATGAAGTATACAAAGATAAGCCTCTTGTTATGCAAGCATTCAGAGGGATTCTAGAAGAAGCGGGGCTAGTACAGCGTAGCCGTAACTCTAAAGCAGTTGGTGTAAGCTCAGGAACAGCGGAAGCACAACAAGCAGTAGCGGCGGTAAACCGTACTGTTACTATGACACTAGGTGTTTTAAGCCGATTAGGTGCTAGAGTAAGAGCGGGTGCTACTGGCGTAATTATGAGTAAGGTTGATCCTATTGCTACAGCACAGGTTCTAGACAAACTCATGGCTGATCCAGATTACTTTGTAGAAGTTGCTAAAAGGGTAACCAAACAAGATGGAGCCGTTGATCCAGATGGAGCAATGCTACTACGTCAATGGTTAATACGATCAGGAATTTATTCAGAGGACAATGAGCCTAGCGAAGAAGATTTCTTGCTACAATTGGCCGATGCTGAATTGGGATATAGAAAAGGTAAAGCAGAGGTTGAACAAACAATCGACGCTTTAGGTAACGCCATACTGCAATAAATGGTGCGCTCGGCAGGAGTCGAACCTGCAACCTTTCGGTTCGTAGCCGAATACTCTATCCAGTTGAGCTACGAGCGCATATAAAAGGCCCCTGTCTATGAGCCCGTTGGTTAGACGGAGACAGGAGCCAAGCCCACTAGCTATAACGGGCAATATACATTTTACTTAATTTAAGCCTTTGGGTCAACTTCTGACTCAGGGGCTTTTTCATTTTGAGTAGCTATATTCTGCTTTTCAAAAAGGCCCAGTTCAAATACTGAGCGATTAAGCATCCAATGCATAAAAGGTAGATTAGACATTGAGCTACGCACAATAATGTTGCCTGTCTTATCCATTCCAGCAACAATACACGATTGCATTGTTCCCTTACATTCATCCAGAAGCTGATCCGCATTCATCTTATCAAGAGTGGGATCTTTCTTCTTCTTATCTTTCGACATAGTTTTCTCCATAGTTAATCAGCGTCCTTAACAAATTGGCCGTTAACCATTTTACCTGTACGCTGTTTGATTACATCATACGCACCCTGAACACATTCATTCATGCTTATGTTCCATGCGTTGGTTTGCATAACGAGAGTGACGAATATATCGCCAATGGCATCTTTGATCTCGTCAAGATCTTCTTTTTTAATGCCCTCTAGAAGCTCGTTAACTTCTTCCTGAGTTTTCTTAAACTGAGCGATGGGATTAGGGTGGGGCAAAATACCTTTACCTTCACCCCACTCTTCAATCAGCTTAGTTAGTTGATCTAAATTCATACTATTTTCCTTCATCTACTGCGCCCCATACATCACCCCAATCACCCGATAGGGCACCTTTGGCGTAATCTACTGATTTGTTTTCAAAGAAATTTGTGTGAGTTACACCCAACATACCATCTACCCATTCCAACGGGTTCTGCTTTACCTTGAAGATACCTTTCATACCCAAGGCGATTAGGCGTCGGTCACAGATGTACCGAATGTATTGCTTAACCTCGTCACGAGTTAGATTTTCCATTTCACTCACGCCAAAGGCTAGATCAATAAACTGGTCTTCTAGATCCACCATCTTCTCTGCAATGGCGTAGATCTTAGCTTTGAGCTCGTCATTCCAACAACTACGGTTTTCTTGGACGTAGGTACGGAACAACTTGATCATGCTCTCAGTGTGCAGAGTTTCGTCTGCAATTGACCATGCAATGATCTGGCCCATGCCCCGCATCTTGCCGTGGCGAGTAAAGTTCAACAGCATAATAAAGCTGGAGAATAACTGCATACCTTCTGTGAAAGCACTGAACCCTGCAATCTGTGCGGGTAGATCTTCATCTCCTTGCAGATCTTTAAAGTAATCATGCTTCTCCGCCATTTCAGCGTACTCTAAGAATTCATTGTACGTTGATTCTGGCATACCCAATGTTTCAATTAGGTGACTGTACGCGGCTACATGGATAGCCTCACGAGCGGCGAACGATGATAACATCATTCTAATCTCAGGTTGTGGGAATACAGGCAGATAATTATTTACATACGCCCCAGATACGTCGATATCGCCCTGTGTAAAGAAACGGAAAATCTTAGTTAGAAATTCCTGTTCTTCAGTGGACAGGCGGTTACGCCAATCCTTTGTATCTTCCAACATAGGAACTTCAGTCCATAGCCAGTGCATTTGCTCAGATTGAACAAAGGCATCATACGCCCACGGGTAGTTAAATGGTTTATAGAAATCCCGTGTATCAGTTAGTTTTAGTTTTTTTGCCATTGTATTATCCCTCACAAGCTAGGCATACGTCGCCATCTGCGACTGCCGTTAAATCAATATCGTCTTCAAGTCTTTTCCGCTCAATTTGCATACCTACTTTGTCTGCTTTTCTGAGTTTATCAGAGCGGCAGTAGTACAAGCTTTTCAGACCCTGCTTCCATGCTAGGAAGTGACAAGCGTGTAGGTATTTGACGTTAACGTCTGGACGGAAAAATAGGTTTAGAGACTGCCCTTGATCGATATATGGTTGGCGGTCTGCCGCTAGATCAACTAACCAACGCTGGTCAATCTCAATAGCAGTTTTATAAACTTCCTTGATATCATCAGGAATGTCTAAGTGTTGGACTGAGCCATCGTTTGCCGTAATAGAGGCCCACGTTTTGCCGTTGTCCATTCCCAAGTCAGCTAGTGCTTTCTTTAGAAATTTGTTCTTCTGTATATACGCCCCAGACAAAGTATCCTGTCTGAAAACATTGGCGCGATACGGTTCAATAGATGGGGATGTATTACCCATAATTAAAGAACTAGATGCATTAGGCGCAATTGCAGTCCAATGACTGAAACGACGATTAACACCAACTTCAGCCGCGTCAGGACAAGCCCCACGCTTATCAAATAATGTTGCGTCACCTTTCGCACACTGTTCACTAATGTGCATATAGATCTGCTTGTTCATTACTTTAGCCATCGCACAATCAAGTGGGATGTTTTTCTTCTGGAAGTACGCATGAAGGCCAAGAGTACCAATACCAATAGAACGCTCACGCATTGCTGAGTATACAGCCCTGTGGACGTGCTTAGGTGCGTTGTCGATGAAGTGTTGTAGAACGTTATCTAAGAATTCCATGATAGCAGGAATAAACTCAGGGTCTTTGCTCCACAGATCATAGTATTCTACATTCAAAGAAGACAAACAGCATACAGCCGAACGCTTAGTGCTAGTAGGCAAGAAGATCTCAGTACACAGATTAGATCCATTAATCTTTAGGCCAAGAGCCTTCAACCATTCAGGCATAGCCTCGTTAGCTGTATCCAAGAATATAAGATATGGTTCACCTGTATGCATACGAAGCTCTAGTATCTTCATCCACAGATCACGAGCGGACACTGTGTCAGTTACTTCACCATTATTAGGGTTAACTAACGGCCAGCTATCATCTAGGTTCTGATCCCTCATGCAAGCTTCAACAAGCTCCATAAATTCATTTGTAAGATTGATACCGTGATGCAAGTTAAGTGTACGGAAGTTTTGGTCGCCTGTAGGCTTCCGCATTTCCATAAACGTAATAATATCTGGGTGATTAATATCTAAGAATGCCGCATAAGAACCACGACGAGTACGCCCTTGGCGATAGGCCAAAGATCCTGCGTCATATGTTTTCAAATGAGGCATTACACCTACAGATTTTTCATCTGCACCGCGAATACCTACATGAATACCTACACCACCGCCGAGCATAGATAGCCACGATACTTCACCATAAGTATCTACAAGGCCTTCTGCGCTATCATCTAAATACGATAGGAAACAGGAGATAGGTAACCCCTTATTACTACGGCCGTAAGATAGAATAGGTGTTGAGAACGAAAGCCATTGCTTGCTTGCGTATTCATATATCTTTTGTGCGTGTTCCGCATCTGTCGCGAATGCTTCAGCTACGAAAGCGAACCGTTCTTGAGGAGATATTTCCTCGTCACGCATATAACTTTCACGGAGCCTAGTTAGGCCCAAATCATCAAATAGTTCATCATTTTCTAGGTTTATTTTTACTTTAGTCATTTCTTCCTCTTTATTTTAGTGTGTCATTGCCCCT